CGTCGCAAGAGGCACCGTCGTCGGCCTCGACCCACCCCTCGGCCGGCAGGTCGTCCTGTGTGCCACGCTCTAGCAGGGCGTCTACGATCCAGTCGCCGGTGCCGGGAGTGGCGAGGACAAGTTTGCGAATGTCGGGGATGGCCCCCGACGAGCCGGAAAACTCCTGCACGTACCAGTAGCGAGTGGCGCCAGGCAAGCACCAATCCGGTGCCGGCGGCGCGCCGTCTGGACACTGCTCCTCCAGCACTGCCGCCGTGGCTATCACGCCGTTGATGTACGGCACGCTCCAGCCGAACCATGTGGAGCCATTAAAAAAGATGTCATCCCGGCATTCGTTAGCCTCCCAAGACGCCTGAAACAAATCGCGAATTTGCTGCTCAGTCCAGCCAGGAAAGTTGATTAAAGCCTGCGCCACCTTTGCGTCCACGCACGCCTCTTGTGATTCATACAGCCGGCTGATACAGCCCGGCAGTAGGTCAAGCAGGTCGTCATAGAGACTCAGGGAATACTCGCTAGGCGATAGCTCCCGGGCGTCAAATGCCCAGTCCCACGGAGCGCAGGAACAGCAATCGTCGCACGTCGGGCAGGTGCATGGGGTGCCGCAGCAGCTGCACGACGTGCCTAGTCCGCCAGACTTCATCACCAGCCCGCCGTCTTTGTGTGCAAGGTTCGTCATGCGCAAGTCGTAATGGTGATGTTCTGGGTGCTGGTGCTGAGCGACCCGTTGACACTGAGCGCGATGAACGAGAACAGCAGTCCCGCCGTTGACAGCGTCACGCCGTTGATGACCGACGCGCTGGTGCCGATGAACTGCGGGCACCCGTCAGTCGTGAACGAGAGCACCTGCCGGTGAGCCGTGGTCGTCGAGTAGCCGCTGACGTACGGGATGTACTTGTCGCCGAGGAACGAGCAGTGCGTATGCCGCTGGGCAGCCACCGCGATCCAGCCGTTGCCGTTGTGCCCGAACGCCACGTAGGGGTTCGTCACCGCCGTGTGGGTGGACAACTGGAGGAACTGGTTCCAGGCCACCATCGTCAGGGCCGAGGCGACGCTACCGGGAAATCCCTTGTGCATCGTCACCGTGGCCGTGGCATCGGCGGTGAACGCCGTGCCGACACGGGCGATCGTGAGTCGCACGCCTACGCCACCACGATCAGAGGACGGGCCAGACAGCGGCTCTTTGCCGACGTGCTTCTCGGTGAGCCGCACGCTCTTGCCGATACGCTTGGCGTCCTCTTCGGAAAACCCGTAGGTCGCCATGCCTCACTCCGACAGGACGAGGTATTGCAGCCGGGCCGCCGAGGTGTACTGCGTGCTCGTCACCGCCCGCACGCCGATGGTAATGGTTGGCACAAGCGGCAGGACGGCGGCCATTCCACGCTGGAGCTTCACCACCTCTTGATTGTTCGTGCCGTCGTAGGAGCCAACGAAGATGGCGTGCGTGCCGCTCGTCAGAGTCGAGAGGTTGCGAAACGCCGCGTAGCCAGCCGTGGTCACGTTGCCGAGCGACAGCGTCTGGACGGCAGTACCGACCGTCACTACTGCACCCGCGCCGGCCTGAGTCGTCTGGTCAACGCTTACGCCTGACGAAGAAAACCGCTCGCTGTAGTTGCCGTTCGACACGCTCAGCGTGAGCGATGCCTTGATCTCGTCTGACATTAGATGCCTCCTTCGTCGAAGATGTTGGACATGGTTTTTTCCTTGTACGGGTAAGCCGTCAGCGTGATCAGGTTAGGGTTGTTCACGCCCGGTGCGTAAGCCGTTAATACGCCGATCCCGACAGCCACGCCGTTACTCAACGGCACAGGCTTACTGACGGGGTTGTTGGCCGCGTCGAGGATCGCACGGCGTTCGCCGTTGACGACTTCATTAAACCCAGCGTCGTAGTACTCGACGACGTGCTGCTCCGGGTCGTACAGAAATTCGACGCTTATGTTCCATAGCCGCCGCTTGTCGTCATAGTCGCCATTCCACCCTTGGCACAGGACGGTCCGCCTGGCACCTCCAAGAAACGGCCCGTCGTTCGTCGTGTTGACATACGAGAGGAGCGCCTGAAAGTTTGGGTTGGCTACTTGCGTGTTGGTGTAGGTCAGCTTCTGCAGACAGCGGTTTTCTGTCAGTCCGTCCACGGGATCGCCAGCGGAGTTCCTCGCTGGCTGTCCGCCCTTCTGCCCGTCAAAACCTTCGTCCGTGAGCGGCACTTGCTGCTGCTCGGTCGTGATCGTGATCTTTTTCCACGTCTCGGCGTCGGTGTCCTGCGGCTTTTCCTCGTCTGGGTCTTGCGGGTCTTCTCGCTTATTGTCGTACTCGATCGTGATCTTGGCAGCCCGCTCCTGCTCGTCACCCTTGAAATAGGCGAACTTCCTCGACGTGACATAGAACGGGATGCCGCCAATGAACTCCAGGTCGTTGATTAGCGGAATCGTCCGGTTGCCCAGGCCAGCCCACACCGTCTGGTCCTCGACGAGCACGTTGAAGTCCACCTCGCCGTCGAACCTGGCAAGGAACTCCACCGAGCCCTTCATGTCCACGGAGCCCTTGGACCCCTTGGACTCGGAGTATTCGAACGATCGCAGTTGGTGGACGGATACGATTGCCATGGCTATGCGGTGAGTGTCGCCAGTCCGAATCCGGTGAGGTTGCTGGCCAGTTCGTCGAGAGCGTCAGCGGACCGCTCCGTGTTGTCGGCGGTCCGCTTCGCGTCTTCCTTCACGTCGAGCCTCGGGTCGGCCCCACGCATGATGGAATTACGGAAGGACTCGCCCTCGCTGCTGCCGACGACGATGGCCTTGAGGTCTGCGGAGTTGATGCGGACCTGTGCGACAACAGAAGACTGGCTGCCGGCTTGTGTCTGTGCCTTATCGACAGACGACGCGGCGGATTGCGCGGCGTCGCGAAAGCCCTTCACGGCATCCGTCAGCGGCGTGGCGATCGCAGCCCCAGCCGCCGGTGCCACGTCATCAGCGAATGCAGCCTTGAAGTTCTCGCCCGCCTTGGCAAAGTTCTTGTCGATGTCCTTGCTGACCTGCTTGTTGAAGGCGGTCATCTGCTGGACGGTAGCGTCGATGCCCGACGTGTCTAAGAACGCCGCGTCACCGATCTTCTTGATGGCGAACAGCAAGCCCTCAATTGGGCCAGTGATGCCCAAGATGAGCAAGCCAAACGCCGCTTCCAACGTCCGTCCGACGCTGGCGAAAAGCGAGGCAACACGGGATCCGAACTGAAATATCGAGTTCCACTGCCCGCCGATTTGCGAGAGGTAGGCGAACACCTTCTGTACCGATGGCGCGAAGTTCGCGATGAGGTAGTCGCCGACACCGGCAAGGTACTCCGCAGCGTTCAGCAACGCTTCGCCGATGGCCTGCCCGATGTTGGCACCGCCGATAGTTCCAACGTAGTCGGTGAACGTCTGGGCGATCCCGGTGACAGCCGGCGCGAGATGAGCGACCACCTGCTGCACGATGCCCTGAATCGACGCATAGACCCGCGTGAACGAGTCGTTCATGTTTTCGACGTTCTGCCCCTGGGCGTTCGTCAGCGTCAGGCCAAACCGCTCCGCTTCCTGCCGGGCCTTGCGGATCGACTCTGCCCCGCCCTCGAACAGCGGCAGCATGGTCGCGCCACTGCGGCCGAACAGCGCCACAGCCGCGGCAGCACGCTCTGCCGGGCTCTGGATGTTGGCGATGGCCGAGGCAATGGCCTCGAACCTGTCCGCACTCGACATGCCCTGCAACTGCCCGGCATCCAGCCCAAGGTTGGCGAAAGCCTTCTGGGCTTGCTTCGACCCACCCACGGCCTTTTGCATGGCAACGTCCGACTTGGTCATCGCCGTGCCGATCTGCTCGATGCCGACGCCAGCCAGGTCGCCGGCGAGCTTGAGCCCAGCGAGTTCGCCGTAGGTCGTGCCCAGCCGGCGGCTCAGTTTGCTTTGCACGTCGATGCTCTCGGCCGCGGCAGCGGTCATCGACGTGAACGTGTTCACGGCCGACTGTGCCATCGAGAACATCGACAGCTGGCCGAATGTAGAGCCGGCGACGCTGCCCAGCATTCGCAGCGGGTTCAACGCCGAGCCGACCGTGCTGGCAAACCCGCCGAGGCTCTTCCCTGCTCGAGCAAGCCCAGCCGTCAACCCGCCAGTGCTGGCCGTGATGCTGACGTTGACCCTTCCGAAGTTCTTGGCCATGCGTCAGCCCGGTAGTGGGATTGCGTTGAGTGCGGCGAGAATCTGCTGCGGCGTTTGAGCCCGCTTCGGAACGGGCATGAAGTCGTCAACCTTCTTGACCGGCGAGTTCTTGCCCCGGTAGGCGTTGGAGAACTGGGTCATACTCATTGCCGACCGGAGCCATTCGTCGCCCCACGGCTCCAGCAAGTAGTAGCCCATCCACCCGTACAACTGATCGACCGACATCTCCTCCGCGAGAGCGTCAACGTCCACCCGTCCCATCTTCAGCGCCAGCCGGTAGAGGAACAGCAGCACCGGAGACGCCTCTATTTTCCCGCCGCTTCCTCCACGGGATTGGCAAGCATGCCGTTGAGTTCAAAGGCGGCTTGCACGATCCGCTGCACAGCCTCCCAGTCGTAGGCACCGATGGCGGCCTCGTCTGCTTCGCTGAACAGTTGCTTGCCGTCTTCAGCCACGCAGACGAGCGTCACGATCTTGGCGGACAGGTTGTTGAGGCTCACGCCACCCTTGCCGCCGCCAACAATTTCCTCGAGCCGGTTGCGGCCCTTGGCGGTCAACTTGCTGACGTAGACCTCGCTGCCCTCACCGAGTTCCGGCACGGGCACCAACACCTTCGCCAGCGGTCGCCGTCGCTGTAGAAACTCTTCACGACTCAGAGCCATGCGCGCCTCCCTGCGTCACACCAATCAACCAAGGGCACCCGAGAGCTTGATCGTCACGGAGCCCGACTGCATGTCTTCCATCTGGGCACCAGCCTCGTAACCGGTCATGTAGCCGAACGCCGACCACAGCGTCACGGCCGTGCCACCGTTGGCCCAGTACACGCTTACCACCTGATTGGTGGCAACGTTCGCCAGGTCGGCGACGGGCTTCACGGCAGGGTCGTGCAGCACCTCGACCGACAGTTCGCCTGGGTCGTAAATGGCAGAGGCGACGAACTCCTTGACCGTGGACTGCATGTGCGTCGCATCGGCCACGGCCCTCGCAATGCCGCTGTGGTTGACGCCGGTGATCTTGTAGCCGGTCGCGGTGTGCAGCGCGGTGCCGAACGAAACGTAGGTGCCCTGTCCGATGTCAGCAGCCATGTTCAACTCTCCGAGTGGGTGATCTCGACTGTCAGGTCCGTCCGGTAAATTGGCGTCTGGTCGCCGGGGTTGGCGGGCTCTTGCTGGTCGTTTTCGTCCTTGACCGTAACGAGCCGAACCGCCGCCGTCCGCTTGAATTGTAAGGCTGACCGCACCGCTCGGCCGAGGTTGCGGCAGTCCACCAGACGGGTCGAAATGCACGACACCGTGTACGTCGTCCGAGTGATCCCAGTCATGCCGGTCATGTGCATGTACGGCCCACGGCTGGCGTCCTGGCGATCGATCACCAGGCAAGGCATCGCCGTCCCCTGCGGAGCCTGGACGGCGTAGATCCGCGAGCCCACGGACGCTGCGATGTCGGCTGAGACCGACAGCAGCTGCATGAGGGATTCGTCGATGAACGTCGTGGCTGGCATTACTTCCCCTTGGCATCGCGGCGGGCGTTCTCGGCTTCAGCCTTCGCCACCGCCCGGCCGAGTTCCTGAATCAGTTCGTCCCTGATCCGCGGCAGCGTCCTGTCCGCCCACTGGCCGAACTTGCCCGTGCCGGGGACGGCAGCCACCTCAGGGAAGTACGCAGCCCCGCCGCCTTCCGCCCCGATCAGAGCCACCTTGCCCATGAGATACGGGTACTTCTTGGCCATCGTCATGGGCACCCGCAGCATGGATGCGTTCTTCGGCTTGCGGACCTTCACGCCGTTCTCGATCCACCAGGCGTGGTAGCCGAGCCCGCCCTTCTTGAACTTCTCGCCACGGCGGAAACCGAGCACGGCTGTCTGGGTCTTGCCGCGGACCTTGGCCTCCGTGAGCACGCCAACCGACCGCTTCAGGTTGCCCGTCGGACCCTTGGCAACCAGGGCTTTCACCTCGGGGATGTACGGCTTGGTGACCTTCTTGACGCTCGCCCCTAGGTACTTCTTCTGGACGCCAATCCGCAGCCCATCAAAACGCTTGAGAACGTCTTGGATGTCCGACGCACTTGCGCTGACTTGGAAGGCCATCAGTCCGTCACCTCCGCCACCAGCAGCTCGTGCTCGGCCCGGTAGCCTCGCTCGACCACGCTAGTGATCTCAAACGTGCGGCTTTCGCAGACGAGCCGCATCTTGGCCTTGAGCCCCGGCGTGTAGTGCAGCATCACCTTGTGGGTTACGTCGGAGCCGGTCGCCATGGCAGACACGCTCTCCGATCCCGACAGCGGCATGATGCCCACCCACCGAGTAGCGAACGTGGCCCACGAAAGGATCGGCTCGCCGATGGCGTTGGCCGACTCCGTCGGAGTCTGGATCGTCGCCAGCCGGTTGAGCGTGCCAGTCTTCATGTGCCAACGACCACCAGCGTAAAGCTCGCCGTCCCCGAGTACGCCGAGACGTTGAAGCCCGCCGTGCCGCCGCCACGGGCATCCGACAACGCAACACGGCTCGCGGAACTGATCGCCGCCCCCGACCCGGACGCCTCAGCACAGCGGGCCGCAGCCGAGGCAGCGAAGGCGAACCGGTCCACTGTCGCGAGCGTGACGAGCGATCCGTCCGCGTCCCGGTACGTGCTGGGGGCCACAGCAATCGCCACAGAGGCCGTGCCGCAGGTGCCAGCGACAACCACCACCTTGCCAGCCGTGTAGGCGTCCGTGCTCGTCAACGCGATCCGCTGGACGCTCTGCACCGCTGTGCTCGTCGCCGAATCCGTGTAGCCCACGTCGATCGCGATCCGTCCCTCGAGACTCATGCGTACTGCCTCCAGCGGAGGTTGGCCAGCAGGGCCGATACGGCCATTTCCAGTTCACGGCCCACGCTGCCCACGGCCTCCCGGTTCGCGTACCAGTGACCGACCAACATCTTGATGGCGTGCTTCGCCGGAGTCGGCACGTTCGCTGCCCCGCCGTAGCCGGCGAGGTATGTCACCTGAACGGCCTTGTCGTCCAGCCGCACGCTCGGCCAGTTCTCCAGATACTTCGGGTAAACGAGCGAAGGTACGTGGTCGCGGTCCAGGCGGAACTGCTGCGTTCCGGACTGCGCCCACGTCAGTGTCTGCGTGGTGCCCCCCTGGTCCACGTAGGAAATAGTCACCGTGGCGCTCGCGGCCGTCGCGTTCAAGCGGACGGGCGGGCGCGGAAGCCCAATCCGCAAGTCCACGAAGTCGTCGAACGCCACGGTGTATTGCTTATCGGCGAAGGTGCGGTCGCAGTAGTCCTCGCACCACGCGGTCGCCGTGTCGATCAGCACGCCGATGTAGTCATCGTCGGTCGTCATATCGACGATCCGCAGATGCTCCTTGGCGTCCGCCACCGACACAGGCCGATCGCCTACCCCGCTGGCCGTCGCGACGATGAGCGACCGGTAGTTGCTACTTGCCCGCACGGCGTCGCCTCCCAGCCTTGGCATAGGGTGCCTCGGCTCGCTCGACCTCCTGAGGCTCGTCAGCCACGGCGAACCGGATCTGCGGCTGCTCGTTCCGCACGGCGTAGCCAGAACGCACCAGCATGTCCGCCAGGCCGCCAGTCACGCCCACGACCTGACCCGTCTTGTACGTGCGGACCGGTCGAGTGATCCGCACCGAGACCGTCGGGTATAGCGTGCTGCTCATTGCCACACCTTGTCAGGAGGTTGCCCGCCTCGATCCCAGAAATCCCCAGGATGTTGGAGCAACGGCTGCATGTTCTGGTCAGGCCACTTGAACCAGACTTCGGCGTGCCCGAGAGCAACCCGAGGGCAGATGCCAAGTTTCAGCCCGGCCTTCTGAGCCTCGATCCAGAAGTGGATGTCGTCGTCGATGCGGCCGTCGTCCCACCGGCCATCGGCGTTTGGCCTGCCGAAGAACCACGGGTGCTGCAGCTTCTTCAGGGCCGACGCCCGCAGGAGCGTGAACCCGAAGTGAGCCGTGTTCACCGGCATGATGTTGT